GCATGATGACGCGCGGGCGCGGGCTTGAACTGGCACCGAAGCCGTTTTGGAAGCTTAACACGTCGTTGACGACGACGCCCCAATTCATCGCTTACGCCATGTTGCCCCGCAATGTCGCCGAAGCTTGAAACGCTAGACGCCGTTTGCGTTCTGATAACTGGCGACGAAGAAGCCAAGTTTGAACAAATCGACGTTCCCGAACAGCGGCTTGAAGTCATTCGCCTAGCCGCCGCATTCGAACGCAACGAATTGTTAGACGCAATCGACACGTCTTTGTCGCACGTCGGACGTTGGTTCGAACTGTCAAGGTTGTATGAACCATGAACGACGTTCGCCCTATAACGCCGCCGGGTCGCATCGCGCTAGACCCGCCGACAATCAACAGCCGCTTGAAGTTGCTTGAACACGTCAACGCGCTTAATATGCGCGCGGCGTTGAACACGACAGGCAAGACGTATTGGACTGTAACCGTCCTTTACAATACCGTCGTGTATGAAATCGACCAAGACGGCATAACCGCGATACATGAAGTCTTCGAAGGGGTGTTGAAATGAAGACGCACGAATTGAAGTGTTGGCCGCACTTCTTTGAAGCGATGGAACGCGGCGAAAAGACGTTTGAAATACGTCGCAACGACCGCAAGTATGTCGTCGGCGATACGCTGAAGCTTCGCAAGTTCGACCCGTCATACGGCTTTATACCGGGTCAAGAACCGCTGTTGTTCGACGTAACTTACGTCATGTTCGACGAAGACTTTCCGGCGATTATGCCCGGCTTCGTCATCATGGGGTTGGAACGCAAGACCGAAGCAAGGCGGATTGGCGAAATCGTCGCCGAACTGCCCGTTATGAAGGCCGTTGAACGTTGCAACGGTTATCGTGAAATTGCAGGGCTTCCATATTCGAAGGCTTCGCCGTGTCCGGCTTGCTTGGACGGTCTTTGCCAGTTTGCTACGGCGGACGGCTTCAAGACATGACGCCCGACCAACTGGCCAAGTCCGGCACCGAACACGGCGAACAACGGGCGTTGTTCCAATGGCTGAAGGTCGCCGAACAACACGGCTTCGCTTACGCATGGGCGTTCGCCGAACATGGGCCGCGCGCCTTCGAAGGTTCGCCCAAGGTCGGCGTTCCGCAACTGGCGCGTTGCTTCGCCGTTCCCAACGGCGGCGAACGCGACAAGATAACCGCCGCGAAGCTGAAGCATGAAGGCGTTAAGCGGGGCGTCCCCGACGTGTTCTTGCCGTTGCCATGCCCACAATATGCCGGGCTGTTTATCGAAATGAAGCGTTCGGCGGACAAGGCGACGAAGCGTCGGGCTGGCACAACGTCTAGCGAACAAGACGATTGGATTGCGTATCTTCGTTCGGTCGGTTATGCGTGTAGCGTTTGCTATGATTGGCGCACCGCCGCGCGTGACATTCAATCGTATGTCGAAATGGCTTTAGGAAGGGCAGCGCAATGAAGATTGAAAACGACCTTTGCATGACTTGTTACGGAACTGGCAAGTATCATGGCGACCATTGCCCCGATTGCAACGGCACCGGGATTGCGGCGAACGCTAAAGCGACCGGGCTTGCGATGGTCTTGATTATCGTATTTTGGCTGTTGGTTGCCGCCGTTGTCGTTCGTTGCACTAGCTGAAGGCTTTTACGAAATGTTAAGACTTATCGTCGATAACAGCCCTATCGAACAACCGAAAGGGCTTCCCATGTTGAACACGTCGTATTCTGAAGCATCGTATTTTGACGGCTTCGCCTTCGCACATATCGCCGCCTTCGAAGAAGAACGCCGCCTTCGTCGCATTCGCAAAGAAGCGACCAAGGCAATTCAGCAGAACGAACGCCGCAAGAACGGTCGCGCGCTTTTTCGTTGACAGGCCGGACGGCTTGTCGTATCGCAAATCGTCACTTGGATAAGGACGAAGACAATGGCACATGAACACGACATGACGGTTCTTGGCGGACTGCCCGTAACCATCGAATACGACATTAACAGCGCCGAACCCGACGTTGGTATTTTCAGCGCATGGGTTGACGATTGGTCGATTGTGGCAATCAACGGACGACCCGTCAAAAAGTGCGATTGGCTTTACCGCCGCATTGACGCAACACCGGGCGAAAGCGACAGGATTGTTGAAGCGTTGAACGAAGCGGCTGGCGAAGCTGATTACGACGACGGATATTACGACGATTATTGACCCAATACGGGACACTTGGGCGGCGACTTCGGTTGTCGCCCTTGTGCTGTCCGGCTGGCGCTGATAGGATGGCCCGCCCCAATGTGGGCATTAGCAAGGAAGGACAACCACAACATGAATGAAACGGAATTTCGGTCGGGCAAACGCGCCGATGGAACCAATATCGGACAGCCGTTCGATTACATGGCCGAATGCGACAAGACATGTTCGACCGTATTCAGGCCGGAACAAGTCGAAGTGTTGGACATGCGGCACGTCCTTATGGGCGTCAAAGGGTTCGCCGAAGACTTGAACCTTATCAAGAAACTGTTGTTTCGCGGTAAGACGCGCGACGACTTGAACTTTCCGCCCGCCGAAAAGCCGACGCTTGGCGACCTTATCGAAGGGTTGTCCGCAATCAACGCATGGTCGCCCGCCGACATTGACGTTCTTCACGGCGCGGTCGGCGTAATAACTGAAGCCGGGGAAGTCGCCGAATATCTGTTGAAGTTCCTTGAAGGCAACGGCTTCGACCGCGTGAACGTGCTTGAAGAAAGCGGGGACTTGGGTTGGTATATCGTGCGTTCGTTGCGCGGTATCGGCGTAACCCGCGACCAATGCGACGTTGCCAATATCGACAAGTTGCGCGGTCGTCATGGCGAAGCATTCGACGTATTCAGGGACGCCAACCGCAACTTGACCGCCGAACATTCGAAGCTTGAAGACGCATATAAGGGCGCTGCCCCGGCGACGCCGCTGTTCGATAGCGTCGAAGTCGTCAAGAACCCTGAAGCGTCCGGCGGCGACGTGCTGTCCGAATACCATGCAAAGGGCGTTGAAGCTGTTAGCGAACCGCGCGGCGAAGTCGGCGACATGGCCGACAAGATACGTTCGGTCAACGCCGCCGATAGTGTGAAGACAACGCGCGGTTGATACGCTAGAACCATTTGCCCGGCGGTGCGTTGTTGTATCGCCGGGCTTCAGCCGAAAGGAAATCGCCATGACGGAACGTTGGCGGAAAGGGACATTCGACCATGACGGCGACGGCAAGCCGGGCGGTTCGATTTCGAAGGCTGAAGCGGAACGGCGCATTCGAAAGGAAGCCAACATGACGACGAAGAAGACCGACAAGCCCGTTGAAACCGACCCGGCCAAACTGCCCGAAGTCGAAAGCAACCACAACACGACCGAACCGGCCAAGCCCGTTCAAACGGCGCAAGTGAAGGCGATGCCCGACTATAACCCGCAACGCAAGGCGTCCAGCCGGGCCAACGTCCAAACCGACGTAACCGCGCTTGACCCGAACGCCGTTGCCGACGCCAAGGGCGACCGCCCGACCGTCGCCGAAGCGGACGCGCCTAACGCATGGGGCGAAGCGACCGCCGCAAGTGAAGCGCCGACCGACCCCGAAGCCGACAAGGGCGCGAAGTAATGGACGACGCGGGCAGGAAACGCCTATGGGCCGAAGCGCAAGCTAACGTCGATAAGTTGAACGAATGTCCGCGTCACCATTTCGAAATGACCGACGAACAAGTTGCCGCCGGTCTAGCCGCATTATTCGGCGCAAAGTTGACATGTGCGCGTTGCAAAGGTCGTATGGACATGCTAGGCGTCAATCAATACGTTCGCGGCTTCGTCGCGGCGGGCGGAAATCCCAACGACATTTTACCGGGCTGGAACGATGGACAAGACAACGGACGAACAAACCGCCAATTCTTCAGGGGTGAAGACGCCAACTAATTTTGCGTCGTATCCCGAAAGCTTGTCGGAACGTAAGGCGCATAAGGCGCAAGACGGCGCGCTTTGGACGCCGCGCGACGCGCTTATTGACATGCTTCGGCGTATCGACAATGGCGAAGTCAACCCGCGCGTTTGCATCGTCGCAATCGACTATGAAGACGAAGACGGCGAAGGTTGCACCGCGTTTAACTGTTCGTCGCCGACGTTCTTGCAAACGGTCGGACTTGCCGGGCGGCTGTTCTTCAGCGTGAACGAAAGCGCGTATCGTGGTTGACAAAGCCGACCTTATGGCGCGCACGTTCGTAACCGATATGTCGGGCAACGTCTTTGCCCTGCCCATTGGACCCGAACACAACGAAATTCTTGCGGCTGGCCAAGTGCCGCCCGGCCTTGAACTTGTGCTGTTGAACGGGGCGTGTAACCCCGAATATAAGCACTTGTTGGCGTCGTCGCTTATCTTATTTCAATTGGCCGAACAGGCAAAAATCATGTTCGAACTACACGGCGAACAACTGCAATCGGTCGGAACGCCGACCCTTGTTGACCTTGGCATGAAGTTTGAACAGATGGCCGCGAACCTAAATCTTGCCCAACGGCAAGCGGTCGAAGGTGCCGCCGCACTTTATGGCAACCTTCAAAAATAGTGTTGACATGACTTTGGGCGTAGTCTAGGGCGTTGGTCGTGGCACCGATTGCCCACAAGCAAGGAAGGAAATTCACATGGCAAAGAAGCTTACCGCTGGCGACAAGTCGCTTTTGGCTGTTATCGTTTTGGCGATGGCCAACGACGAAGCGCCTTTTCACTTCGCGACGCCCGCCGAAGTCAAGAACCTTCTTGACAACGACATGGTGGAAGTGAACAACGAAATCACCGATGGCGATAAGGTCGCCGTTCGGGCGACCGAAAAGGGGATGGCCGAAGCGCCCGCCCCTTCCAACAACGAAGGGAATACCAACACCGTGACCGACGCCGCAACCGCAACCGCAACCCCGACGCCTTCGCCGTTCGCAATCATCGACGGCGCTGTTCTGCCCGAAGGTCGCGCCCCGCGTTCTTCGACCGTCTATCCGTTCGAAACCATGAACGTCGGACAGTCGTTTTTCGTCCCGGCGACCGCCGAAAAGCCGAACCCGGCGAAGTCGCTTGCTTCGACCGTTTCCAGCGCCAACAAGCGTTTCGCTGAAGTCGTGACCGGCAAAGACGGCAAGCCCGTTACCGAAACCTATGTGAACAAGGGCGTCACGAAGACCCGCAACAAGACTTCGCCGACGAAGCTGTTCACCGTGAAGCCGGTCAAGTCCGGCGTCGCTTACGGCGCGTTCACCGCCCCGGCGGACGGCGCGCTTGTGCTTCGCGCGAAGTAATCGCCTTGCCCGCCGGGCGGCGCTAGACGCCGCCTAGCAGGGTCGCGGGAAGGGTCGGCATGGCTTAGGCTATGTCGGCCCTTTTCTTTTGCGTCGTGCGTCGCTATAGCCGTCGATACGTTCAACCAAACAACCGGGCTGGCACCTTATGACCGCTTCAACCTTCGACCCTTCATTGGCCCTTACGCTGGCGCATGAAGGCGGTTTTGTGAACCATCCGAAAGACCCCGGCGGCGCGACGAACAAAGGCGTCACGCAAAAGGTTTACGACGCTTACCGCGTATCGAAGGGCGAAACGCCGCGTTCGGTTCGTTCGATTACGAACGCCGAAGTCAAAGACATTTATCGTCGCCAGTATTGGAACGCCGCCCGGTGCGACGCCCTGCCCGCCGGTCTTGATTACGCCGTGTTCGACTACGCCGTTAACAGCGGCGTCGGACGCGCCGTCAAAGACCTTCAGCGCACAATCAACAATGTGGGCAATGAACTTGGCCTTGGGGTTCGTATCGGCGTTGACAGCCAAATTGGACCCGCCACAATCAACGCCGCATGTGAAATCGCGGCAATCGACGAAGTTGCGTTTATCGAAGCGTATTGCAATCGTCGTTATGACTTCCTTCGTTCGCTGAAGACCTTCGGAACGTTCGGCAAGGGTTGGACCCGTCGTGTTCTTGGCGACAAGCCGAACCCGACCGCCGACGAAGGCGACCACGGCGTTATTGACTACGCCGTTCAAATGGCGAAGCACGACTTGACGTATCCGTTGAAGCCCGAACAGTTGCCGACGCCGATAGGCGCGAAGGCTGGCGAAGTCGCGGGCAAAGCGCCCGAAGCCGCCAAGGCCGTTACCAAGACGCCCGAAGGCGTTGGCGCGGTCGTTGCTGGCGTCGGTGTTTCCGGCGCAACAGTCATTCAAGCCGCCGACGCTGTTAAAGCGCATATCGACGACAGCACAATTGGACGTATCGCCGCAATTATCTTCGGCTTGTTGATGATTGCGGGCGTTGGTCTTGTCGTTTACACGTTTTGGCAGAAACGCCGGGAACTTTCGTCGAAATGAACGATTTCAACATGATGCAACTTTTAGTGAAGTTCAACCACAAGTTCGAAGTGCGCGCGACCGAATGGTTGTGCGCCGCCGTGCTGTTCTGTTGGGGCATCGTTCTTCTTTCGTCGCCCAATACGTTCGCCGAAGGTGCGGAATATTATTGGACGCTTGAACGTCTTTTCAATCAAACGACTTGGGGTTGGGCGTGTGGCGTGTTAGGCTTCCTTCGGCTGGCGTCGCTATACGTCAACGGGGCGCGTCGCAAAACGCCGTTCGCCCGAATGTTCGGCGCGTTCCTATCGTGCTTCATGTGGTATCAAATCGCCCTTGGCCTTGCCCTGTCCGGCGTAATCAATACCGGGCTTGCGGTTTATCCCGTTTTACTGATTTTCGAAGTTTACAACGTCCTTCGTTCATCTATAGATGCAAGGCTAGTCTATGATGAAACGCGGGCAAGCGACAATGGAACCAACGAATAACCTAGAAAGCTTGCCCTTAGTTTGGCAATACGTCGGTTCGACCATTGTTCTAGTTGTCACTTCAGGAATTGCGATATACGGTTGGGTTAAGAAGAACAATCCGTTCGAAAGTGCGAAGCCGATTAACGAAGATACGGTTGTTATTTCGGCGGAAATCGCCAGCGAAAAACACCTTCTAAAGTTGGTCGAAGCTACGGACAGCCAAAACCGTAAACTTGAACGTATATACGGTCGGCTTACCGACATATACGAAGAACAAGAACGGACGAACCGCTTGTTGAAGGAAATGTTCAAATGATTGAAGCCTTGGCCTTCGCGAAGCGGTTTTGGCATTGGTTCGCCATTGCCGGTTTAGTGTTCGTCGTGCTTTACATGCGCGGCGACATTGCTTCGTTGGAAGGCCGGGCCGAACGCGCCGAAACCAAAGCGGCGACGCTTCAGGCCGTCAACGACACGAACGCCCAAATCATCGAAGGCTTCAGCGAACAGCGTTTGGCCAACGACGCAATCATTCAATCATTGGCAGGGAAGCGGACGGCGAACGCCGAACGGGAAGTTGAAGTTCGCACCGTAATTGAAAGGGAAGCACGAAATGAACCGGCTGTTCGCGATTGGCTTAATCAGCCTATCCCTAACGGGGTGCGCCGGGCTATCAACCCGCCCGGCAATTGAATACCGTTACGTCGAAGACTTGCCCGACGCGGCGCTTGTCCAGCCGTGCGACACGACCGAACGCCCGGCGGCGACGAACGGCGACCTAGTTGACGAATTGGGGCGCACCCGTCGCCAGCGGAACGATTGCGCCGCCCAAGTCGAAGGCATGGCCCAATGGCGCGTTGACGCCGCTAAAAGGGCCGAAGAACGCAACAATCCCGACTAGACTTCGCGCCTTTCGTCGGATAGGTTGCCCGGCATGTCATGGGCGCACCAACAACCCGTAATCTTCAGCGACGAAGACGAATTGCAATTGAAGTTGCAGTTTGCCCACATGTGCGCCGAAGACCCGGCCAACGCGGCGCTTCACGGTTACACCCTATTTCCCGGCGAACATAACTATGGCCGGGCGATGGCCGCGCAAAAATGGTTGAACGACCCCTTCGTTCAACGCGAAATCAACCGGCTTCGTAACGGCGTCGAACTTGACGACTTGTTGTTGGACAAGGCGCAATATGCGAAAGAAGCCTTGGACCGTTCGCGCACCGAAACCGACGCGAAAGTTCGTCTTGAATACTTCAAGCATTACGGCGACGTAATGGGTTTCGTCGATAAGCCGGGCAGCAACGTAAACGTGAACGTAATTCAGAACGTAATCGAAGTGCCGACGCGCGCGAACGAAGAAGAATTGCCAGTTCTTGAAGGCCAATGGGCCGAACAACAGCGGAATTTGATTGCCGATGCGCGTTCGTCCCGCCCCAACTGAAGCGCCAGAACGCAACACCGTTTGGGCGTATCTAAAGGGGACAAGCCAAGAAATTGCGCTGAAGACCCCGGCGAACCATATCTTGTATCACGGAACGCGCGGGCCGGGGAAGACCGATTGCCAGCTAATGCGCTTCGCTAAGAATGTGGGCAAAGGATATGGCAGTTATTGGCGCGGTGTAATCTTCGACCGCAAATACAAGAACCTTGACGACCTTATATTGAAGGCCAAGCGTATCTTTCGCCAAGCCTTCCCCGAAGCGCGCTTTCTTGAAAGTAAGTCGGACCTTAAATGGGTTTGGCCGACCGGCGAAGAATTGTTGTTTCGCCAGTTCCTTCGGTCGGACGATTATTGGAACTATCACGGTCAAGAATTTCCGTTCATCGGCTGGAACGAACTTGCCAAGTATCCGAATAGCGAACCTTACGACGCAATGATGAGTTGTAACCGTTCGTCTTGGACACAAGAAAAGAATAGCAAGCTTAACCCCGATGGTTCGTATGTAACGCCGCCAATGCCGCTTGAAGTCTTCAGCACGACTAACCCTTATGGGCCGGGCCATAATTGGGTTAAGGCGCGCTTCATTGACCCGGCACCTTCGGGCGTAATCGTGCGAACGAACGTTGAAGTCTTTCACCCGGCGCTTAAAAAGCAAGTCGTCATCGAACGGCGTCAACAAGCCATATTCGGGTCGTATAAAGAAAACCCATATCTTGACCCGCTTTATATCGCCGAACTTGATAGCATAACCGACGAAAACAAGCGCAAAGCTTGGCTTGAAGGCGATTGGGATATTGTCGCGGGCGGCGCGCTGGACGACGTATGGCGCAAGGAAATTCACATTCTGCCCCGGTTCACCGTGCCGGATAGCTGGCACATTGACCGTTCGATGGATTGGGGTTCGTCGCACCCTTGTTCGGTCGGATGGTGGGCCGAATGCAACGGCGAAGAAGCTGTTGTTGAATTTGACGACGGCACGACTTGGACGTTCTGCCCGCCGCGCGGGACGCTTATTCGTATCGGCGAACTATACCTTACCGAAAAGTTCGGCACGAATAAGGGTCTTCGTTGGTCTTCGACCGCCGTAGCTGAAGCCGTCCGCGATTACGAAATAAAGCAAATGGAATTGGGATGGTTCCCCAAGCAACCGCAACCCGGCCCGGCGGACAACCAAATTCGCAACGTAACCGACAACGCTGTTGATACCATCGAAAAGAAAATGGCGGACGTTGGCGTTAGTTGGACCGAAAGCGACAAGTCGCCGGGGTCGCGTAAAGTCGGTTTGCAACTTATGCGGGATAGGTTAGAAGCTGCTATGAAGCGCCCCGAAGACCCGGCGCTTTATGTTATGGAAAATTGCCGGGCGGCAATCGCCACATGGCCGACCTTGCCGCGTGACGATGACGACCCCGACGACGTGGATACGGACGCCGAAGACCATCCTTACGATGACGCCCGGTATCGTATCTTGAACAGTGATAACCGCGCGCCGACGAAGTTGAAGATTAAGCGGCCAACGTAAAGGAAGACGAAATGCCCGTTTCAAGCGTCCGCGAAGAACTTCGTAAAAAGCTGAAGCAATACGAACTTATTGAAGATTGCTTGGCCGGTGAACAGCAAGTGAAGTATCGCCGGACGAAGTATCTTCCAATGCCGAACCCCGACGATACTTCGCCGGAAAACATGGCGCGTTATGACAGCTACATTACGCGGGCGAACTTCTTCAACGTATCGCAACGGACACAACTTGGTTTGCGCGGCCAAGTCTTCCTTCGCGACCCGTTGGTTGAACTTCCTTCGTTGCTTGAACCGATGCTTGACGACGCAACCGGGTCGGGCGTGACGCTTCAGCAAGTCGCCCAAGAATTGACCGACAAGGCGCTTGGCTTCGGGCGCGTCGGCCTTTACGTCGATTATCCGAACACCGAAACGCCCGAAGGTGAAACGCGCGGCGTATCGCGGGCCGACCTTGAAAGCGGGACGGTTAAGCCGATGCTGAAGCTTGTCGAAGCCAAGGACGCAATCAACTGGCGCGTAAAGCGTCGGGGTGCGAAAACTTTGTTGTCGCTTGTCGTGTTTCGCGAAGATTACGAAGAAGAAGACGACGGCTTTGAAACGAAGCGTAAAGACCAATGGCGCGTTCTTCGTCTTATCGACGACGTTTACACGATTGAAATTTATCGCAGTAAGACGGGCGCACAACCCGCCGAACGTTACGTTCCGACCGACGCCGCCGGTAACACATTCGACGAAATCCCGTTTGTCTTCATTGGCAGCGTGAACAACGACCCGTCGATTGACCCGCCGCCCATGTATGACATTTGTTCAATAAATATCGCGCACTATCGCAATAGCGCCGACTATGAAGAAAGCGTTTACGTCGTCGGACAGCCGACGCTTTGGGTTTCGGGGTTGAACCAAAAATGGCTTGACGACGTAATGGGCGGCGAAGTGCGCCTTGGCAGCATCGGCGGCATTCCGCTTCCCGTTGACGGGGCGGCGGGCATCCTTCAGGCCGAACCGAACAGCATGGCAAAAGAAGCAATGGAAATGAAAGAAGGGCAAATGTTGGCCCTTGGCGCAAAGCTTGTTGAAGCTTCGCAAGTCCAGCGCACCGCAACCGAAGCCGACATTGACAACGTGTCCGAAACGTCGGTTCTTTCAACTATCGCGAAAAACGTTGGTTCGGCGATGCAATGGGCGCTTGGCTTTGCCGCCCGGTTCGTCGGACAGGAAGACGGTTCGATTGCATACGAATTGAACACCGAATTTGACCTTGTGAACCTTTCGCCCGAAGAACGCAAAACGCTTTTGGCCGAATACAACGCGGGCGGTATCACTTACACCGAATGGCGCGACAGCTTGCGCCGGGCTGGCATCGCTTCGTTGACCGACGAAGAAGCCAAGGCCGAAACGGCGAAGGAAGAAGCCGACCGCATGAACCAAGCCGTCAAGGAAGCCGAACTTATGTCAAAGGCGACAGCGGACCCCGACGCGCCGCCGTCGAACTTTGGCGGATAATATGGCCGACCTTTTCGACATACTTGTTCGGCATCAAGTTTACCTTGAAGGACTGAAGCGCGGACGTAACGCGGATTTCCCGAAAGTGTTGGGCAAGCTGGACGTGGCGCTTAGGACTTCCCTTGCCCACATATCTTACGAAAACTTGGGCGACGCCAACAAGCGCGAATTGAACGCGCTGTTGGTTGACCTTCGTAAAGCTATGCGGCTTGTCTTCGACCCTTGGTTGAACGGACTTATCGCATGGCTTGAACGTTACATGCGAATTGAAGCCGGGTCGTTCGCCGAATACTTCAACACCGAAGTAAACCCCGACGCAATCTTTACCGCGTCGAAGACCGAACCAATGGGCGCAAACGGGCTGTTTTGGTTTCCGTTCCTGAAGGGTTCGGCGGTGTATGCGATGACGCGCATTGAACGCCTTGTTACGTCGGGATACGCGAACCGTTTGACGAAAGACCAAGTTGCGGCTTCGTTCTTGGGGACGAAGAACAACCGCTATAAAGACGGCATTGGTCGCTTGCTGGACAACGCTTCAGCCGCCGCCGTCAATACCGTAATGCAACACATGTCGGCGCAAGCTTCGATGACAGCGGCGAAGAAGGCGTTCGACAAATACGAATGGGTTAGCGTAATCGACGACAGCACGACGAACATATGTCTTGGCCGGGACGGTCAAATTTACGTCTTCGGTCGCGGCCCTGTCCCGCCCGCGCACGTCAGTTGCCGGTCAATCATCGTCCCCGACTATGGCCGGGCCAAGACGCCAGAATTGCGCTTCAGCATGTGGGCATCGTCGCAACCCGCCGCCTTCGTTAACGATGCCTTTGACGCCGCCCCTTCGTCGCGTTATGAAGGTTCGGCGGCGCTTACGTTGTCGGAATACGAAGGCAAACGCCCGTTGATTTTGAGTTAAAGCAAGGAAAAGGAATTTATCATGGCAATGCGTTTCAAGCTTACCAAGGCGCAATACGACAAGCTTTCGCCCGAATTTCAGGGCGAATATATCGCCGGGGACAACGAAGGCGAATACGTTCTTGACGTAACCGACATGCCGCAAGGCGAAGACATTGGCCCGGTCAAGCGCGCACTTGAAGCCGAACGCAACGCGCACAAGGCAACGAAGGCCAAGCTTTCGACCGCTGAAGCGACCATTGCCGAAACGCCGGACATTGCGGCGCTTACCGCCGAACACGAAAAGACAACCGGCAAGCTGAAGACCTTCGCCGAAAAAACGCTTGTGGATAACGCGGCGTTGGCGCTGGCAACCAAAATCAGCACGTCCCCGGCGCTTCTTTTGCCGCACATTCGTTCGCGCCTTGTCGCCGACATGTCCGGCGATGAACCCGTTACGAAGGTCTTGGGCGCGGACGGGAAGCCTTCGGAATTGACAATCGACAAGTTGGGCGAAGAATTTGTTGCAAACAAAGATTTCGCGACTATTATTAAGGCATCGAATGGCAGCGGCGGCGGGACGCCCCCAAAACCTTCGGTCAAGCCCCTTGGCGGCGGGATGCCCCCGAAGGCTGGCGAACAGGCCGACACGGCTGTTGACCTTTCCAAGATTGCGCCGAAGGATTTGGCGGCGCGTATTGCGGAACGGAAAGCGGCAACGGCGGCTTCAGCGCAAAATCAGTAATCGCGCGGTTCGTTCAAGTCTTCTTCGGACGGGACACCGCTAACAAGGGAATATCAAGATGGCACTTTCCGACTTGGCGGTGTTTTCGGAATTTACTTACGAAAGCATGACCGAAGTTCTTACGCAGCAGATTGAACTTTTCAACGCCGCGTCGCAGAACACGCTTATCCTTCGCACTTCGCCCATTATCGGCGACTTCAGCGACAAGGCCCATTGGGGACTTGTTGACGGCCTTGTTCGCCGTCGTAACGCTTACGGCACCGGCGACGTTGCCGCGAAGACGCTGGAACACTTGGTTGATACGATGGTGAAGGTTGCCGCTGGCACCCCGCCCGTAAACATGCCGCCGGGCCAGTTCCGTTGGATACAGCAGAACCCCGAAGAAGGCGGCGCGGTCTTCGGACAGCAGCTTGCCGTTGCCGCAATGGCCGACATGCTGAATACGGCAATCATGGCGTATGTCGCCGCGTTGACCGGCGAAGCCGACGTTTTCGAAGACGTATCGGCGGGCGCAACGACCTTCGCAACCCTGTTGGGCGGCGCAAAGAAGTTCGGCGACCGTTCGAACGACCTTCGGGCTTGGTTGATGCATTCGACGACCATGTTCACCATTTTCGGCACCGCGCTTACCAACACCGAAGGACTGTTTACCTTCGGCACGGTCAACGTTCGCCAAGACGGGTTCGGTCGTCCGTTCATCGTGACGGACAGCCCGTCGCTTATCAACACGACCCCGAACCCCGACGAATATTACGTTGCCGGTTTGACGGCTGGCGCAATCGTTGTCGAACAGAACGACGACTTCGACCAGAACGTTGAAACGACCAACGGCGACGAAAATATTCAGCGGTCGGTGCAAGCCGAATGGTCGTATAACCTTGGTATCAAGGGTTACAGTTGGGACAAAACGTCGGGCGGCAAGTCGCCGAACGACGCGGCGCTTGCAACTGCGAACAATTGGGACCGGGTTGCGACTTCGCACAAGGATACGGCGGGCGTTCTGTTGCAGGTTGCGGCGTAACGTTTGACGTAGGGGCGGCGATGGTTCCTTGCTTCCATCGTCGCCCTAACCGTATCTAAGCAAGGAATAGCAAGGAATTTTGGCATGGCAAAGAAGAAGGTGTTCAAAACGCTTTACTTCGTAACCGGCGTATCGCCGACCGAAGAACAGCAACTTGAAATCGACGCGATTACGGGTTTGGTTTGCATTCGTAACGCGGCCAAGGTCGAACCCCGCGATTTCATCGAAGACTTCGACTATGTGGCGGGCGACGTGCCGCCAAGCTATGCCAAGGCGGCGGCGCTGAAGGCTGAAGCCGCCAAGGATGAACCCGACCCGCCCAAGGCGTCCAGCGACGCCCCGGCGGCACCGCAACAGGCCGTGACCGGCACCGCGAAGCCAACCGGCGGCGCGGGTTCCGGTTGGAAGGCCAATTAAGGACCGAATACGATGGCCAAGATTATCTATTTCATTGCGGGCAACGCCCCAACGGTCGGGGAAGCGGCGGACATTGCGAAGCTTGAAGCGGCGACAAGCGCGCCTTACGAATTGGCAATTCGTTCGAACAAGGCAATCCCCGAATACGGCGAAGGTCGTTTTGAAGAAGCCGACTTTGTTGCGGGGACGCTTCCCGGTGCCGCCGAAAGCGACGTAAACGACTTTTACGCCGCAATCGACGAAATCGACCCCGACGCAATCCCCGGCGCGATTGTCAACGGCGCAACCCAAATGGTGATTTCGGACGGCGACACGCTGGACGCGGTGGGCGGCGGCACGATTGCCGTTGACATTACGGCTGGCGTTGCGACCTTCACTTATACCGCCCCGTAAGGAACGCTTCAATGGCCTTGATTGTCGAAGACGGCACCGGCAAAGACGACGCAACGTCCTTCGTTTCGCGCGCTGAATATATCGCTTATGCGGCGGCGCGCGGCGTGACTGTTGCGGACGCCGACGCCAGCGACGTTGATTTGGTCAAGGCTGTTGACTACTTGCTTGCGGAATGCTGGCGCGGCGACGCTACTGTTGAAGGACAGGCGTTGCCGTTCCCGCGCACCGTTTACGACTTCAACGGCCAACTTCGCTTTCCTGTTGACGAAGTGCCGTCCGGTATCAAGCGCGCCCAAATGGACCTTGCGCTTGCGTCCAAGTCCGGCGTTGTCCTTATGCCGAACTTCGAAGGCGGTTCGTCGGTCGTTCGCGAAAAGATTGGCCCGATTGAAACCGAATACGCCGAAGCGACCATTTACAACCGCCCGTCGTTTCCCGCCGTCAAAGCCGCGATTTCGCCTTACACATGTGGGCATTCGGGCTTCAGGACAATTCGGGTCTAATGGGCGTTTACGACCGCCCTATTGCGACGGCCAAACGTCTTATCGCTAAATACGGCGAAGATTGCCTTTGGCAAAAGCCCGGCGAAAAGGACGAAGGCGTTAAGCCTTGGGTTGGTTCGTCGGTCGAACCGCCGGACCCGGTGCCGGTCAAAATTGCGTTTTTTCCCAACGGCGGCGACAATTCACTTGCCGCCGTTCTTGCGGCGCTTGGCGATACCGACGTTAACGTTGCCAGCGAATACGGCCTTATGGCCGCTGTTGATTTCGACCCCGCTACGTCGGACAGTTTAACCGATAGCAACAACAACGTTGTTGAAATCGTCAAGATGACGCCGCTTCGTCCGAACGGCGAAATCATCTTGTGGAAGCTTTGGATTGAACGCTAATGCCGACGACAAGAACAGTAGCGCGCGGCGAAATGTTCGACATACTTTTGTCGGCAAAGGCGGCGTTGTCCGACCTTCACGACGACTTGGCCGCGCTGGACATGCGTTGGCAGGGCATTGAAACGCCCGACGAAGTGACCGAAGCGCCGAAGCAAATGCAAGGTAAGTTTTGGACGCGCGCAATTACGATGGTCGTTGACAGCCGCCAAACTGCCCACATGATGACGGACGAACCGGGCGGTTCCCCGGCGGCATGGCGGACGGTCGGCCAAATCATCGTGCAAGTGTTCGCGCCGCGCAATGTGGTTGACAGTTACAACACTGGCGACTTGCTGGCCGGGGCGATTGCGGATATATACCGCAACGTCGAAACGCCTTCAGGGGTTTGGTTCGCCAATGCGACCGCCAAAGAAGCAACGTCCGAACATTCATTTTGGCGTTGGAACGTAACGGTTGACTTTGAATTTTACGAAAGGAAGTAATCATGGCGGGCGATAAACAGTCTTCGAACCAATCAACGGTATTCAAGGCGCGCGAAACCGACCTTATGACAATCGCCGCCGACGCGGCGTTTGAAACGCGCGAACCGAACAGCTTCAGCGATTTCGGCGGCGAACCGACGCAAGTTGCGCGTCGGCCCTTCAGCCAATCGCGCCAGCGCAAGAAAGGGTCGAACGTTGACCTTGACGTGACGGCGGGTTGGAACGAAGATTTCACGTTTAACAACATGCAATCGGTGTTCGATGGCTTTTGCTTCGCTGAAGCGCGCGTTAAGCCGAAGACGACCGCAACCGCCGCAACCGCCGCCGACGATACTTACACCGTCGCCGACGAAGCGGGCTTTGTCGCCAATTCCATCGTTTTCGTGAAGGGTTTCAGCGACCCGGCCAACAACGGCGTCCATATCGTCGCGTCGAACGCGGCGGGCGAAGTCGTCGTTGGCAACGGCCTTGTTGACGAAGCCGGGGCGACCGCGACGCTTGAAGTCGTCGGGCATCGCTTCGCGAACGCCGATATGGCCGCAACCCTTGTCGGCGGCAAGCTTCGCCTTACGTCCGCCGCAATGGACATGACGACGTTCGGCGTTCTGCCCGGCGAATGGCATCTTGTCGGCGGGCAGGAAGCGGCCAATTGCTTCGGGACGACCAATCGCGGTTACGCCCGTCTTGCGGTCGTGACGGCGGATTATTGGGAATACGACAAGGTTACGTTCGCCGCACTTGGGGACGCTGGCGCGGACACGGCGCTTGACATTTTCTTTGGCACCGTCATTCGGAACGAAGAAGACCCCGACCTTATCGTGAAGCTTACCGACACGATTGAACGTCCGCTTGGCCGCGATGACGACGGGCGTATGTCCGAAGTCGTCAAGGGTGCGACGCCGAACGAATTGACGTGGAATAGCCCGCTTGCGGCGTTGGTCAACGTTGACGTAACTTACGTCGGCATGACGCACGAAAAGCGCCCCGGTTCGGACGGCTTGCTTGCCGGTTCTGGCACGACGACGCTTGCAAGCGGTCTTGGCGAAGACGGTTGGAATACTTCGCGGAACCTTTATCGGTGCCGTATCGGTATTCTTGACGGCACGTTGAACCCGACGCCGTTGTTCGGCAAAGTCACCGAATGGACGCTTACGGTCAACAACAACGTGTCGCCGGACAAGGCGCAAGGCATTTACGGCGCGTTCGACACGACCGAAGGCATGTTTGAAGTTGACGGCGAATTTACGGCATACTTCAAGGATATGCGCGCCGGACAGGCAATCGACGACGACGCCGACGTGACGTTTGACGCAATCTATACCAAACAGAACAAGGCGTTCATTATGGACGTTCCGCTTGTTTCGCTTGGCGGCGGTCGCCCGAACGTCGAACAGGATACGGCAATTATGTTGCCGCTTACCACGGCGGCGGCGGAAAGCCCGTTTGGCCATACCATGCTTTTGACATGGCTTGCCTATGTGCCGAACTACGCGGTATCGACCGGCGCAATCTTTTGACAGTAGCGCCGTAATCGGATAGCAGGGAAGGCGGGCTTTCGGGTCCGCCTTTTCTTTAACAGCAAGGAACAATCGCATGTCACTTCGCAAAATTTACGGCACCGACAAGGCCAAGGAAACCAACGGCGTTCGCCTTGAAGTCGGCTTGAACGACTTCAACAACAAGCCGATTTTCATTACGGTTTCGCGCATGTCGCGCAACAACCAAAAGTATCAGCAAGCTTTTTCCGACAAGTTCGACCCGCACATGGCCGCAATTCAGGCCGACGCTTTGGGCGAAATGATGGCCCGCAAGCTTACGCGCGAACTGTTCGTTGACGAAATCTTGCACAACGTCGAAAATCTGCCCCTGTCCGACCTTACGGGCAAGGACGAAGACAACGGCGAAATCATGGAATACAACCGTGAAAACGTGCTGAAGCTGTTCGAAGAACTGCCCGAACTTTACGACGATTGGGAAGCCCGCGCCAAGAAAGCGTCGAACTTTCGCGACAAGGTTCGGTCGGACTTGGCGGGAAACTAATTGCCGTTCTTCTTTACACCCTTGACTTTCCGCCAGAAGTTGAACGGTCGTATTACGAAGATAAAAGAAAGTTCGGCGAAGAATTGCCCGAAAGGGTCAAGAACAAACCCTTACTTAAACCGGGTCTAGCGTTATACTTCAATGCTTGGTTTGAACTAGACGGCGAACGCGAACGCGCAAGCTATCAGCGAATTAAGCGGTCGGACGTATTCGAATACGCATACGATTACGACTTTACATTGTGGCAAACGCTGGACCTTTGGTTTTACGTTCGGGCTATGGACGCCGAATTTTTTCAATGGTGGAAGAAGAAACACCCGCCGCCGAAGACGACGAAGGGCAAACGCAATGGGTAACTTGGCCGACCTTCAAAAACGCATGTATCAACGTGCGGATAAGGTCGGCCAAGTCGCCAACGAAGGCAAGAAACATGCCGCCCGCGCAATCGTGCGCTATCTTGTGAACATTACGCCGGTCGATACGTCGCAAGCTTTGTCGAACTGGCAAGCGCGAAACGACTTCCCGGTTTCGTTCCCCATAAGCCCGTATTTCAGCGGCCAAGGCGGGTCAACGCAAGGCCAATCGGCTGAAGCCGCCTATGACGAAGCCAACGCGATTATCAGCAGGGCAAAGCCCGGCGAACCCATTTACCTTTCGAACGTCTTGCCGTATATCAAGCGGCTAGACGAAGGGTCTTCCACACAACACCCCGGCGGCTTTGTTCACGCATCGGTTATTGTGGGCAAGGTTTCGTTACGCGATTTCAAATACGATTGGAAGTAGGATGGCCGACGAACGGATTGACGTTGAAGTAACCGACAAAGTTTCGTCGTCCGTTGAAAGCAAAATTCGCGGGATTGGCGACGCGGCGGGCGATGCCCACAAGTATGTTGAACGGCTGAAGGCCGAACTTGCTTCGATGAATACGGCGGGAATGCTGAAGATTGAAGCGGCTTCCAATTCGACGACCCGCGCGCTTGCCAATCAAATGAACGCCCAAGCCCGCCTTGCGGACGCTACGGCCAAAGCTTCGTTGAACGACGCGAAGGCGGCGACCGAAAAGCAACGGCTGGCGACCGAAACGGCCCGCACTGAAGCCGCCACGGCCCGCGCCAGCGCCGCCCAAAGCGCGGCGGCGGCGGCGTCCATTCGTGCCGCCCAAGCCGCCGACAGGGCAGCGGCAAGCCAATCTAGCCTTGCCGCCCGCGCCGAACGGTTGCGGTCGGCCCTAGACCCCGCATACGCCGCCCAAGCCCGGTTCGACGCTGAATTGCGCGAAGCGAAAACGCTGTTGGACGCTGGCGCAATTTCGATGAACACTTACGGCGATGCTGTTCAACAGGCCGACGCACGTTTGAAAGCGGCGGCGTCGGGCTTTGGCGCAATCAATCGCGTAAGCGGCCAATATTCCGGCAACATGAACAACGTAGCTGGCGCAACGGGTCTTGCCGGGCATCAAATGGGCAACTTGGTTGCCCAAATAAACGACGTTGGCGTATCTTTGGCGGGCGGTCAAAACCCGCTGTTGGTTCTTATCCAACAGGGTTCGCAAATTCAGTATCTAGCTTCGACCGTTGAAGGCGGCTTTGCAACGCTTCTTAAAGCGACCGCCGCAATGGTTATCGGACAGCAACAGGCGACCAACGCAACAACGGCGGCGGCGACGGCGAACCTTGCGAACGCAAACGCGGCGGCAACAGCAGCGGCGGCGAACGCCGCACAAGCTGGCGTCGCGGCGAACCTTGTTATCGCCGAACAAGCTTTGGCAGTCGCCCAAACGAACGCCGGGGCAGCGGCGGCACGGCAAGCGACGGCCAACGCCGCCCTATCGTCCGCGCAAGCCGCCGTGACGGCTTCAGCGGTGCCGACGACCGCTGCCCTTCAGGCATTGGCCTTGGCCGAAGCGCGGGCGACAGCAGCCGCCCAAGGGGCGACAATCGCCAATGCGGAACTAGCCGCCGCCCAATCGGGCGTTGCGTCTTCAGCAGCAGCGGCGGCGGCTTCCCAACAGCGCCTTGCCCTTGCCGCCGCCGGGACGAAGCTTGGCCTTGGCGCGGTCGGTGCCGTGTTGGTTGGTCTTACGCCGGTTCTTGGAACCGTTGGCGTAAAGATGAAAGCGTTTCACGACGAACTTAATCAGAACAGCGGTATCAAAGAATACGTCGCGACCCTTGGTCTTACGACGAAGGAATTGAAGGAACTTGAAAACCAAACCATTACTTACGGCGACATTGCGTCCGGCGTTTGGATGACGATTAAAGAAGGCGTCGCCGGACTTCAGCCCGTATTCGACGCAATCGGTTCGTTCATCATGGGAACCGTTGACCTTATTTGGGAAACGCTGAAGAACTTCAGCTTCGGGCTTACCGCGCTGTTCGTCGGGTCTTATCGTTCAATTGTCACGATTTGGCGGAACTTCGGGCCGTTCATGTCCGACGTATTCGTTAGCGCGGCCAACGCCGCGATTAGCGCGATTGAATGGATTGTGAACAAGACGATTGACGGTATCAATTGGGTTGCCCAACAGGCCAACAGCATTCTTTCGAATGTTGGTCTTGAACCGTTCGGCCAACTTGCCAATCAAACCCTTGGTCGCTTTGAAAACGCCGCCGCCGGGACAGCCGGGCGGGTCGGCGACGAAATTCTTGAAAACTACATGGGTTCGTTTAGGAACGCCGAAAACGGATACAATCGGTTTTTGGAACGCACCGGGCAGAACGCCGAACGCGCCGCCCGCGAACGCTTGGCCGCTGAAGCCGCATCTATCATCGGCGACAGGCCGGACGGTCCAAAGGGTCGGACGCGGACAGGGCGCGAAGACCGCACCGAAGAAAACCGCGCCCTTGCGCTGGCAAACGTCAACCGCGAACTTGACAACGAACTTTCGCGTATGCGCTTGCTGAAGGACGAACGCGCCGTTCAACAGCGGTTCGACCAAATTTCCGAAGAACTGGCGCGCAAGCGTATCGCGTTGACGGCGGACGAAGCGACGGCAATTCGCGACAAGATTGTTGCGATTGAAGCCGACAAGTATGTTCAAAGCGAACGCGACCGCATCGCCGAAGAAGCTCTTGGCCCTAGCCGCGATTTGAACAGCGCCCAAACCGCCGCTAATCAGTTGCTTGCCGATGGCACGATTACGCTTCAGCAGTATAACGCCGAAATGTTCCGCGCCGGGCGGGCGCACCGCGAAGCGACCGACCCGTTGTTTGCGTTGACCGAACAAATGGGCGAAGCCGAACGCGCGCTTGGTCTTTACGGACAGGCGCAACAGCAAGCGGCGTATTATGAACAAATTCGCGCCGCTTACCTTGCGAAGAACATTGAATTGTCGCCGACTTATGTTGCCGGGGTCAACGCTGAAGTTGACGCCCTTATGCGTCGGAACAATGAACTTCAGCGTCAACAGACAATCAACGCCGAAATCGCTTCAATCGTGAACCCGATTTTGGAAAATCAAGCGATGCTTGACAACAAGGTTCTGTATTACGACGAACTTCAGCGTTTGCGCGACCAAGACGTTCTTAGCGAACAGCAGTATCAACAGGCGAAATACGCGCTTGACGCCAAATATAGCGAAATGCGCCTTAGCGCCGCGTCGGAATTTTTCGGCGCGTTGGCTGGCGTCACCAAGAACGGCACCGGCATTATCGGCACTATCAGCAAAGCCGCCGCCGTCGCACAAGCAACAATGGACGGATACGTTGCCGTTCAAAAGGCGCTTGCGTCGGCACCGCCGCCGTTCAACTATATTGCCGCCGCCGCTGTTGCAATTAAGACGGGAACCCAAGTCGCGGGCATCATGTCAACCAATGTGGGCAGCTATGCAACCGGCGGTCAATTCATGGTCGAAGGTCGGGCCGGTATCGACAACAACAATATCAACATGAACGTGTCGCGCGGCGAACGTGTTACCATTGAAACCCCGGCGCAACAGCGGGCGAACGATGGCAGCAACGGCGGCGCAATGGTTCAAGGCGACGTTAAGATTGTCAACCAATTCGACGAACGCGAATTTATTTCGGCGATGGATAGCGAAGAAGGGGAACGTATAATTCTTAACGTAATCAAGCGTAACCCGAACGCTATTCAAGGGACGGTCAACCAATGACATACGGCGTTGCAATCCAAGTCCCTGAAGCGCCGATAACCGAAGAATGGTCTTGGATTACGGACCTTACGACTTCGTATAACGGCGCTGAAGATAGGTCGCCGCTTCTTCGCTATCCGCGTCGGTCGTATAGTGGAAGCTATCGTTTCGACGATAAGGCGGACTTGCGCCGTCATTTGGCGATGATGACGAAGCGGTTTCGGACAGAATTTGGCTTTCCGTTGTTCCAATACCAAACCAAGCTTAAAGCGGCTGTTGCGGCAACAGCGACAAGCGTAACGGTAAACGCAAAGCGCGGCGACTTTAGGGTTGGCGGCGCTGCAATAATCATTGAAGGCGGCGTTTACGAAGAAGTTGAAATTTCAGCCGTCGCCGAAACGTCTTTGGAATTTGCCGAACCTTTGGCCAACGCATATTCGGCGCGGGCTATCGTATGCCCGGTCGTAACTGTTTACACGAATACCAACGCCAGCATAACCCGGCAAAACCCCGACCATTCGGCGACTTCTTCTTTCAATTTCGTGCAACGGTTGCCCACATTGCCGTTTGTATCGCCTTTGAACGAAGCGGTTGTTGACACTTTCGACGGACTGCCCATTTTGCCTTACGTCCCGCTTGGAACCGGGTTCATTGGCACCGTGTCAACCGGGCTTCAGGCAATCGAATATATCGGCGTCGCGGACTTGGTTTCGCCTTGGACGTTCGAACAATGGTCGCATTCCCTATCGTTCAAGGCCAGCCATATCGGCAACGTTGACGAATGGGAATGGTGGCAAGCGTTCGCCGACGTAATTCAAGGTTCGGCCAATCCGTTTTTGATGGCGACGAACCGCGAAGACTTCGAAGTTGTCACGCCAGCGACTTCGGGCGGCGTTGGTATCACTGTAAGGGGCGACGAATATTCGCAACATTATTGGGGACACGGCGGGTTTAGCCGTATCTTCATTGATACCGACGCCGGACGCCACATGGCCAAGGTGACGGGAATAAGCGCGGTCGGCGGAAACGACCGTTTGACCTTCACCCCGGCGTTGCCGGTCGGCACCGGCTGGACGGCCAACCAAAAAGTCGGCTTCCTTTTGAAACTTCGTAATGACAACGACAAGATAACATGCAATCATTACGGCTTATCAACAGAAATCGGCATGTCGGTTAGGACCGTAGTTTAATGGCGACAGTTACAGAACTTTACCGCTTCAGCGAACAAGGGTCGGCGTCGATTTGGACGTTCACTAGCGGCAATGAAGTTGTAACTTACGACGCTGGCGACGGCGACGAAGATTACGAACCCGTTTCGATAACCCGTAGCGAAGCGACGATTAAAAACGAAATCGCTAAGGCCAACATTGACGTTCAAATTTCGTTGGACAACGAAGTTGCCGTTCGTTGGATGCAAGACAACGGCGAAAAGATTGTTACTTTGACAATCTTCGAACGCGAAAAAGGCGGCGGGTTCAACGTCGTTTGGAAAGGTCGGCTTGCCAGCATCGCGCCCGGCATGTCGTCGGTTACGCTGAAGATGGAAAGCATTTTTACGTCGTTGCGTCGCCCCGGCCTTCGCGCGCGTTACTTGCGTTCTTGCCGCCATGCCCTTTACGGTCGGGGTTGCAACTTGGACCCCGAAGACTTCGCCGAAGCTGGCGTTGCGTCGGCCCTGTCCGGCACGACGGTTACGGTCGTCGAAGCCGCCGCCTTCGCCAGCGGATACTTTACGGGCGGGATGCTTCGCGCGCCGGACGGAACGCTTTCTTACGTCGTCAATCATGTGGGCAGCGCGGTAACGCTTCAACGGCTTTCGTATGCTTTGGTTGAAGCCGCCGGGGTTGGCTTTCCGTTCAACGTTACGCTTTATCCCGGTTGCGACCATTCCATTGAAACTTGCGACGCCAAATTTGGCAATAAACTTAATTGCGGTTGCTTTCGTCATATTCCGACGAAGAACCCTATGGGTGGAAGTTCGATAGTCTAATGTTTTGGTTCATCGCCTTATTCGTCGCCGCGTTGGTCGTTTCTTATGCGACCATGCCGAAGCCGCAAAGCCAAAAGCCCGCCGGGCTTGGCGAAATTCAAGCGCCCGTCGCCGAAGAAGGGGTTGAAATCCCGGTTCTGTTCGGAACGCGGGACTTGAAAGGTCCGAACGTTGTTTGGTATGGCGACTTGAAGACGGTCGCTATTAAATCGAAGGGCGGGAAGAAGTGACGATAATCGTTACGATGAAAGACATTCGCGCTTGCGCTATGTGTAGCGGCGGAACGCGCGACTTCTTCAAACGCCACAATATGAATTGGAACAAGTTTCTTGCCGAAGGACTGCCCGAAGACGACTTTATTGCGACGGGCGACGCGATGGCTTTGCAAGTAGTCGAAAAGGCGCGCGAACGTCATGGGTAAGGGCGGCAAAAAGCAAACCATAGGTTACAAGTATTATCTTGGTATGCACCTTGGCCTTTGCCACGGTCCTATTGACGCGATTACGCGCCTTCGGTGCGACGACCGCGACGCTTGGTTTGGCGAAAATACCGGCGGTTCGATTAACGTCAACGCGCCCGAACTGTTCGGCGGTGAAAAGCGCGAAGGCGGCGTTTCCGGCGTCGTTGACGTTGAAATGGGCGGGCCAACGCAAGGCCAAAACAGCTATCTAGTTTCAAAGCTTGGTTCGCTTATTCCAGCGTTTCGCGGGATTGTCGGCCTTGTGTTTCGTCAAGCTTATCTTGGCAACAATCCTTATCTGAAGCAATGGGCAGCGCGCGGGACGCGCATTCATGTTCGCCAAGACGGCATTGAACAATGGTATGACGACGTTGCGGAAATTTCGCCGGACCTTGCGAAGTTCGGCGGACTTTGGGAATATCAACTTCTTCCATACCATGCGAACCCCGGCACAACGAACCTTGATATTCCGACGACGGGTTGGGATAATGCCGCGCCGCTTCCTTACGGGGACAGTGTTTGGCTTCGTTCGCCCGACCTTAGCGTTATTTGGATACGCAAAACAATCTTCAATGTTCCCGCCGGTTTGATTATTCAAGCCCGCGCCGACAACGGTTGTTTGCTTTGGGTTAATGGAACCTATATCGGCGGTTCGAATATTCCAAACGCCAACATTTCGAACAACAACCGCTTTCCTGTTGAATTTTTGGTTCCCGGTTCGGGGACGTATGAAATTGTCGTTAAGGCTTACACCGAAAGTTCATCGGGCGCGCAAGGCGGCAATTACTTGAACATTACGTTGGCAAATCAAGTCAACCCCGACATGAACCCTGCCCACATTGTCCGCGAATGTTTGACGGACCCCGAATGGGGCATGGGTTACACCGACGCCGACATTGACGACGATAGCTTTATGGCGGCGGCTGATATATTTTACGCTGAAGGTTTGGGGTTGTCCCTTCTTTGGGATAAACAGATTAAGATTGACGAATTTGTTCAAACTGTTCTTCGTCACGTCGATACGGCGCTTTATGTGTCGCGGACAACTGGCAAGTTCGTTCTGAAGCCTATTCGCGGCGGATACGACGAAGGCGACCTTCTTAGCCTTGACGAAAGCAACATTGTAAGCGTTGACGACCCGACGCGCATTGCGTTCGGGGAACTTACCAATTCGGTTACGGTAACTTATTGGGATGCCATAACCGGCAAAGACGCGACAATTACGGTAACGGACCCGGCGCTTGTTCAACAACAAGGCGTCATTATCAACGCGCCGCTTCAGTATCCCGGTTTTACGAACGGTCGGAATGCTACGGTCGCCGCCCAACGCGACTTGAAGGTTCTAAGTTCGCCTTTGCTTTCATGCACGATTACGGCGGACAGCGACGCTAAGGTTTTGAATATCGGCGACGTGTTCAAATTCAGTTGGGCCAAATGGGGTCTTGTTGACGTTGTAATGCGCGTCACTGGCATTAGCTACGGCACCGGGCGGAACAAGCGCGTAAAAATCAATTGCACTGAAGACGTTTTTGATACCGATACGAACGTTGTTGTCGTCGTGCCGGGGTCGGATTGGACGGACCCTAGCGCGCCGCCTAGCGCCGTCGCCGAACAGATTGCGACCGAAGCGCCTTATTGGGAATTGGTTCAAGCCCTTGGGCAAGCCGATACCGACAACAAGCTTTTGACGCACCCCGAAATCGGTTACGTCATCGGTGCCGGTTCAAGGCCAGCTTCAGCAATCAACGCAAGCTTGTTCACCGACGACGGCGCGGGATACGAAGACGTTGGCGCTTTGGATTTCGCCCCTATCGGATACTTGACGACCGACATTACGAAGACGCAAACGACCTTCGCTTTGGAAGACTTCGCCGACTTGGGCGAAGTCGCGATTGGCAGTCATGTTCAAATCGGCGAAGAACTTATGCGGGTTGACGTTTTGGACGACGTGACCGGCGCAATTGAAGTTGGCCGGGGCGTTCTTGACACCGTGCCGCAAGAACACTTCGCGGGCGACTTCGCTATGTTTTGGGATGCTTACGCCGGGTTCGACCCGACCGAATACGTCGTGTCTGAAGAAGTCGGCGTTAAGATTGTCCCGGTTTCCGGCGCTGGCGTTCTGCCCCTTGCTGAAGCCGTCGAAATGACGGTTGAATTGGCGCAACGCGCCGCCCGGCCATACGCGCCCGGCGACCTTCGCATAAACGGCGAAAGTTACGAACCCGACCCGTTTTACGCCGGGGAAGTTGAAGTTACTTGGACCGACCGCGATAGGCTTCAACAAACTTCGGGCAGTTTGGTTGACCATACGGCGGGCAATATTGGCCCTGAAGCTGGCACCGAATACCGCCTTCGGGTTTACGTTGACGAAGTTCTTGACCAAACAATTGAACCGGCGGTATCGCCGCAAGCCGTAACGCCCGGTTCGGCGGGTTTCGTTCGTGTCGAAGTTCATTCCAAGCGCGACGAACTTTATTCATGGCAAGCGCCGTCGCATACCTTCAGGAACGCCGCTTTCCGCCTTACTGAAGACGGCGACGACCGTTACACCGAAGACGGCGATATTCGCATAATTGAGGATTGAACAATGGCACAAAAGCGCATTACGGACCTTGCGGCGGCTTCAGCACTAACCGGCGCTGAATTGGTCGAAGTTTCGCAACTGTCCGACACGGTTGCGATTACGGCGGCAACGATTAGCGCCGCCGCGTCCGACAACAGTTACAATGATAGCGCGAACGGCTTTGTCGCCGCCGGGTTCGCTGAAGGCGACCGCGTGAACGTGGCAGGATTTACCGGGGACGTTGCCAACAACATACTTGTGGGCATCGTTACCGCGCTTACAACCGGCAAAATGACAATCGGCGGAACGGACGGCGACGTTATCGTTGACGACGCGGCGGGCGAAAGTGTCACGATTACAAAATGGGTTTCGCGCCGCACGACGACGCAAGACATTGGCGACTTGGGCGGCGGCGGCGCGGGCGGTAAATATCGCGTCGGTTTTTCGATTGAAAACGAAGAACCCGTTTCGGGCGAAGTCTTGCTTCGCCATGTGTTCACCGAAGACGTTGATTACGCCGACGACTTCGCCGGTTCGGTTGCCCGGCTTTCGCCCGGCGGTTCTAACCCGGCGACCAACCAAGTTTTTGATATATCGCACAACGGTTCGTCGGTCGGTTCCTTGACCATTTCCAGCGCCGGGGCTATAACATGGGCGACAACCGGCGGCGCACTTGCTGTTGTTGCTGGCGACGAAATTACAATTGAAGCGCCCGCCGCACCCGACGCCGCATTGGTTGGCGTTTCGGCAACTTTGTATGGGATTGAAGCATGACCGTTTTGTTGACTGAAGGTTTCGACCTTTACGCAAACGCTTCTTCGGCTGAAGTTGGTTTGTTGTCCCGTTGGGTTTACGATGGTTCGACCACAACCAACAGGGCAATGTCGGCGGGACGGGTTGGCGGGCAAGCTTTGCAGCAAGGCAACAACACCGGCAATCGCTGTTCGCATTACATTGACATTGGTTCAAACCAAGCAAGTTTTGCCGTTGGGTTTGCTTTCAAATACGAAAATTTAGCCGGGGCATCGTTGGCTTTTTCGGCTGGCACCGACTTTGTTGCGTTATACGACGGTTCAACTTATCACATTGGTTTGTTTCTTCATTCCGATGGAAGGTTGCAAGTTAAACGTTCAACAACAGTTTTGGCGACGACAGCCGGGGCAGTTATTACGACTGATACTTGGCATTCAATTGAAATTATCGGAACAATCGACGACGCGGCGGGCGCGGTTTCTGTTTACGTTGACAACGTGCAAGTCATAAACATTTCGGGCGTCGATACGCGCAACGCTGGCAATGCCTATATCAACAGGGTTCAGCTTCTTTGCCCCGATGGTTCCGGTTCAAACGGCGTATCGCACCATGACGATTTTTACGTTGCTTCAACCACAACTCGCATTGGCGAATGCCGGATTAAAACAATTCGTCCGAACGCCGATACGGTTGAAAAAGATTTTGCGCGTTCGGCGGGTTCTGATAACTTCGCTTTGGTCAATGAAACCGTCGTTGACGGTGACACGACTTACGTTGAAGCTTCAACTTCAGGCGACCTTGACCTTTACGAACTAGGCGACCTTGGCGTTGCGTCCGCAACAATTCATTGCGTCCAGCCCATAATATTCGCCAAGAAAACCGACGTTGCCGCACGTTCCTTGCACATACCGATTAAATCCGGCGGAACCCAAAGCGACGGGGCAGCAACCGCTTTGCTTACGACATACGACCATATATCGCGCCCTATGGCGGTCAACCCGGTTACGACCGCCGCTTGGACCTTAAGCGAAGTTGACGCCCTTCAGGCCGGTTTGAAGGTGGCATAATGGCAAACGAATATAGGGTTTCATCGCTTGGGGTCGAAGTTCTAACGACCTTTCCCGCCGACGCCCGCGCTTCGATTGTTGGCGTTGAAGTCCTTATGTATTCAACGCCAATTGCCGTTGTATCTTCGCTTGGCGTCGAAGTCTTAATTCCTTTGTCGTCGCCGCCCGCACCGACAGGAAGGCGGCGGCAACAACAGAACGTCAACTAGAACATTTCGACTTGTTCGGTCTTGTTGCCGTGCCAACCTAGTTTGTCCAAAGTTTCGTAAGCCCGTTCGATATACCATGCGCGGTTCAAGTCCGCCGGTATATCGTCGGGCAATTCCATTATCGGTTTAGCGCCGTCCGTTCCGCCAACCTTGTTGCCGGACAGAACGTAATTGATTTCGCCGAAGTGTCCTTTGGCTTGATACCAACGAACAACCTTGCCTAGATATTCGCCGTCTTGATGCCCGCCGCCGCGCACGTTCTTAACTGCGATGAACCGGCGAATGTCGGCGCATTCCGCAATTGTGTCTTCGAAGCGTTTGCCTTCAGCTATGAACGCAACCAAGGCGTCGTTCAATATCAGATATTCGGGGTTCTTCGATAGCGGACTGTTCAAGGCCGAACCCCGTTCGCAGTAAACGCCAGCGCCCTTAGACTTCACGCCCGCCCGTTCGTCGGCAAAGGCGCTTCCCGGCGACACTTCCAATTCATCGGTCCAAGTCTTCGTCGCGTCGTCGAACTTCAGCTTCGCCGCAAGATAGCTGTTCACGTCGCGCGAAGCCAAGACCTTGTAACGGGTTTCTTCAGTTTCGAAGTTCGTCAAGGCTTCCCATTGCGCGACGATTGAATGGAAGTCGGCGACCCTGCCATGTGGGCATTTGGTAACAAAGCCGTCCGTATTGGCAGATACGACGCTAAGTCCGGCAAGTTCGACGGCTTCAATCAACATTAGAATGCAAAGTTGCCCGGTTATCGTCGTTTGAATAAGTAGCTTCGGCGAATATAGCGCCGAATACATTGAACCAAGTTTGCCGAACGTTCCGTTGATTGTGATTTTAAGACCGTCGCTTATGGTTGCCCACATGCGCGCCCCGGCACTGTCCCCGGCTTTCTTGCATTCCTTGGCCTTGGCCTTGGCGTCTAGGCGACGTTCAACAATGGCCCTGAAGACTGCTAGGAAGTGCGCGCCAAGGTGTTCGGGCGTGTATCCGTTGTTTAGAATGATGAAAGGATAAAACGACGCAACGTCGCGGTCGATTAGCGCGTGTTCGGCGTCGGCCCGATGCGTCGTGCTTTTTTCGGTCGAATGAAGCCCGCCCATGCCCATTTTGTAAACGGACTTGCCAAGCTTAATCTTCAGCCCGGCGATTTCTTCGGGCATCATGGGCGAACCGCCCTTGTCTAACCGAAACGTCGAACTAAGGACCGTTTCAAGTGCGCGCTGAAGTTCTGGCGTTTGGAACCGAACGAACGACGGCGGCGTGTATTGAAATTCAAAGTTTTCGTCAAAGTCGGGACGCTTCGGCCAATAGCCGGTAAGCTTCTTCAATTCGGTGCAAATGACGGCTTCGGCAACTTGCGCGTCGGACTTCGACCGAAGGTCCGTTTTGTATTCCGCCGACATGGCTTCGCGAAGTTCAATAGCGCCCGCCAAGTCATGCCAAAGCAATTCCGTATTGTCTAGGTCGTTACAACAATATTCGCGTATGTCGTCCATATCTTCGAACGACAACATGGCCGCTTCGTCAATTGGCAATTCTTGCATACGCTTTGCGTGAAGCCGCGCCCCGTAAGTCTTCAACGAAGTATCGGGCAGCGGGGCGACTTCGATTAAGTCAATGTGGTTGTAACCGGGATTGACGTTGTGGTAAATCTTGCCTTCTTTAATAATTTCGTCCGACATGTCTTTAAGGTTCGACGTGTCGGCGTTCTGAATTGCAAGTTGTATCATCGGCAAGTCGTATTTGTTGCCGTTGAACGAAATAATCCTGAAGAACCACATGGCGTATTTCAGGGCTTCGCCGTGTTGGAAGTTGCCCGCGCCGCGCTGTTCAAGATAAAAATACTTGCCGGTTTTGACGTGCTTAAACATGGCAAGCCAATAGTTACGGTAGCATTCCGTATCCATTGTTACGTCGTCGCCCGCCGAAAATTCGTTGAACGGGTCAAGGCTAAATTCGCGATATTTCGGCGCATACTTCGCCCGGCGCAACGGCCCTTGATACCGCTTGCGCTTCATTGTGAACGGCGAAGGTTTGTCGTCGAAAAACATT